TATTTGCTGCGGTTTGCCATGCTTTAATAGTGTAATAGTTATCTGCATATACACCCGAGCCAGTTTTAGTATAAAGTGTTACAGGATTACTTGACGATGTATTAGCCCATTGTGAATAATAATTGCCGATGGCCGATCCGCTTCCTGGATTTGATCCATTAGCTGCTGTGGCACTTTTACCAAATATAATAGTACCCTGAGTAGACATCATTGATCGCCAGTTAAGTGTTTTTGCACCTTCGCTGCCGCCAAAAGTTAAACCTTGCTCGTTAAGAGCACTAAATTGTATTTCGCCGCCAGTGTTAAAAAAATATCTTCTTTCGTCAGCGTTCTGCCATGTTACTGTAATAGTATGGTTAATAGATGATCCAGGTAAACTGGCGTCATTTCCGCCCCAGTCTGTATCTCTTAAAGAACTACTTCCTGATGATATAGAAACTTGGGCTGCGCCAATTAAATCATGTCCAGTAACAATATCGTTAGAAGCATTATCAAAATCTAAAAATCCTTCATCAGTGTCGTTAGCTGAAAACGCCGAACTTATATCGTTAGGGTCTAATGGATTAACTCCTACATCTGCGGCATATACACCAATAGTTTCTGCATCACTTGGAGCATTTAGACCATCGCCTGTCCATGCAAGGTTTGATGATCCTTTTTGATGTGTTCTTGCTTTAACTAAATCATTATATAAAGCAAGCATATCTTCGGATTCAATAACTTTTGCTGTTGCTATTTGTGAGCTTTCAGTTGCTCGGCCATATCCAAACTGATCGTCAACTCCGTTGTCGCCTAAAACCGACTCAATTTTTGATTGTATCGCATTATATTCTGCTCTACTTATTACGCTTCCTAAGGTTAACGCCATTGTTGCTTCCTTTAAATTTCTTTTATACGTATATTTATATTAATTTATAATTCTGATCTTTCAAATACTGTAGGTTCTGGAACAGCAAGTGCTCCTGTTATTAACTTTAAACTAACTGAGCTATCAATTGTTCCAGTAACAAATTCATCCACTGACAGTGGATTATTAACATCTCCAATGTCTCCGTCATAAAATACTACTCGAAAAGATAATATAGTTGGTGATCTTTCAAACACAGTTATATAGTATTCGTTATCGCTATAAATTCCAACACCGCTCTGAGTAAAGATTGTTAATCTATTTTCTGAGCTTGTTGTACTCCAATCTACATCTGCTGTTCCGCTAAAATTTCCGTATTCAACTCCAGTACCTTCTGAACCAGTTCCGTATACACGGTCCTTTACAAAAAATATAGTTCCTATGTTGTTTAACATAGATTGCCATATTTCATCTTTTACATTTGGAGGAGCCGATGCTCCCGTTCCGGGTGTTGACAATCCGCCTGTTAAACTAGCATTAATTCGTATTTCACCGCCGGTGTTAAAAAAGAATCTACGATTCTTTTCAGTATCCCATTCGATATCAAATCCATGATAAATTGCATCTGACCATTGCGATGTTCTTCTTGATGTTGCAACAACTTTTACTGACGACTGCCCAGGGCCAACTAAATCTTTATCGTTCTCAATATCTGTAATAGCAAGTTCGTAATCTTCAAATCCTTGATTAACATCTTCTACTGCTCCTAACGAACTTTGTTGTGATTTAGCTTGTCCAGTTTGTAGTGCAGGATCTGCAAATGAAATCCCGCCGGCAGCATTAATGTTTGATACTGTTATAGTAGCATCGTTTGCTGGTGTTGTGCCGCCTACAAATATTCCAGGAATATTTATAATTTCTCCGACTACAAAGTTAAGTCCTCCGGCAACTATGTTAAATTCATAATTTGGTCCATTTGTAACTACTCGTAATTCTAAATTAGACCCTGCTGACAACGGATTATAAAGTGATAAACTATTTTCCCACTGTAAGTTATATTGTGTTGTAGTTTGAATAGGATTGTCGTCAACATCTGCTGCATAATAGCCAATAATTTCGTTTATTGAGGGTGCTGCTAATCCGTCAGGATTAGTCCATGCTAAGTTTGGTGTCCCTTTTTGATGTATTCTAGCTGTAACTATATCATTATACAATGACAGCATATCTTCAGCTGTAATAGTTTCGCCGTCACCCTTGGCCTGACTTTGTAATTCTAAGCCATATCCTTGAGTTGATCCATCTCCTGCTCCTAATACTCGGTTGACTCTTCCTCGCATTGCATTGAAAATAGATGACGTTATTACATCGCCTATACGATTAGCCATTTTTTCTCCACTATTTTACAGGCGCAATATACATTCGACTAATTTTTCAGACTCTTCAGGATTGGATTCTAAAGCTATTCCTACTAACGGATTTCCGTTAAAGTGTGTACTGCCACAACCTTCAGCATCTACATAAATTTTAGCGCCTTTAACAACTGCTCCTACAACTCTTACAGGTACTCTACCTTCAAGTGCAAGTGCTTGTCCTTTGATTGCTGAATTCATTAAGTATGCAGGATCTGCTGACACTACGCCAATTGGATACGAATCCAATAACGTTGGTGCTGCTTCAAATCCAGGGTCTTCACATATGTGCATTACTGTTCCAACAGGCCATGTTTTTTCTGTGGTATATTTTTCTGCCAAGTCAGCAAATCTTGCACTTGTTGCTATACCTTCAAAAATATCTGCTGCTATAGTATTATTACTATCACGCACTGCAATAGTAGATGCTTGTGCAGTTTCACTGGCATATGTATATGTGCTACCAGTTAATCCTACTCTTAACTTGTTAGCATCGTCGGCTGTTCCTTTAAACTCATCAGCCCAAACTTGATCAAATCTTTTATCACTAGTACCTAAATGATAATCGCCTACTGTTGCACCCGGTAACAACCCATTTGAATTTATTGTTATTGAGTGTACTAAATTGCTTTGTGTATTTTGTGTTATAAAATGTATTTCATTATCAGCAGCACTTGAATTTTTAATTACGCCGCTAGTATTGTCTACAATAAATTCAAATGTGTCGTTAACAACTAGTCCTTGTGCTAATTCAATTTGATCAGCAAATGCTGCATTTCCTGATTGTACAAAACTTGAAGCATCAACACCGCCTAATCGTTCTGCGTTTGCCGCTGTTCCCCAAAATTTAGAAACACTAACACCTGTAGTTGTTGCTGCGCCTTTAAGAGTAACACCAGATTTAACACTATTAAAGCCTGTTATACTATTTCCTTCAACTGGCTTAATAGTAAATTCTTCATTTGATATAATAAATTGTGCAATATCGTTTATATATGCAACAATAACACTTTTAGATACATCTGCACTATCTAATACAGTTTGGCTAACCATTTGTGTTACGCCTTCGCCTGCGTCTTGAGGACCAATCAAGATAAACGTTGTACCATTGTAAACATATAGCTGCTCGTTTGCACTATCCCACCAAAAATCACCTTGTGCTAATCCTGCTGGCTGTGTGCCTGACACTTCAGCACCACCAATTGAACGCCACGAACTGTTTTCGTCACGGAATTTCATTCTATCTGTTCCTGTATCGTACCAAACTTGGCCGCTTACTGGTTTTGGAGGTTGATTTGCTCCTGCAAAATGTTCCATCATATGCAAGAAGTTTTCGTTATGTACTTCTCCGTATCCTGCATAATTTTTACCAACAAACTTAATGTCTGTTGTTTCGTTTAGCGTTCCATCTTCGACGGTTGTCAAAGGTGTTTTGCTGAATCTGTCTATAGTGTATGCCATTTAAGTGTCCTCAATAATGTATCTTGTACTGTATTTATTCTTTTCTTTAATAATTATTTACGTCAGTGTTAACGATCCAGTTTCCTAAATTGTTAATAATAAAGTATCTTGTTTCTCTAGTTATTTGTAGTGTAAATGTAGGTGTTAAGCTATTTGGTAAGTTAACACCCTGTAACACACTTACTGTTCCGCCAGCTGCTGCATTAACATCCACAGTAGTAGTAGTTGAATTTGATGCAATATCAATCGGGTCAGTTGACTGGCTTCCGTAATAGTAGCAAGCAACTCTAGATTTTTTGCCTTCTGCAAATGTAGTTGCAGGATATAGTGTATTTAAATAGTCAATAAGTCTATCATTATATTCACCAGCAGCGTAGCCAGTTAAGTCCATACTAAACACAATGGGCTCAGTTGTTACAATTCTATCTGCATAAATTTTGTTAGCAGCGTCATAGTCAGCAGTTGGTTCAGCCATACCAGTAATTTTACTAGAAGTTAATGCAATATCTCCGCCTACATTAAATGTGAAGCCTGTTAATCCGCCAGTACGTGATATTGTATTATTAATTAATCTAGTTGTATTAACTGTAAGACCTGTTAGTGTTCCTACATTTGTTAAGCTACTGTTAACAACTCCAGATCCTAAAGTATCAGAACTTAAAACTAAATTATTATTAATTCTAAAGTTTTTAGTTTCTACTAAGTCAAAATGCTCTGACGATGTCCAAGCAGTAGTATTAGTATACCAATTAATTGTTTTGTCTGTTGTTCCTTTAAGTGTTATTCCGCCGCCGTCGGCTGTTAGATTAGTTGGAGGTGATGATGTTATTGCACCAAGTTCTATATTTTTATCTTCAACTTCAATTGTCGAAACTTGAGAAATTATTTGATCGCCTTCAACAGTCAAATCACCTGTAATTATTACACTACCGGTAACATCTAACGCTGCTCGAGGGCTTTCATTAAATATGCCAACACGTCGACTACCTGCTTTAACCTTAATGGCTGTTGTACGACTTGTTGCTACTGCCGAACTGTTAACATCAATATTAAAGTCACTATCTTCTACTACACTTCTTACTGAAATACCGTTATCTACAAGAAAACGTCCTTGCCCCGATTCGCCTATAACTAAACCACTTGAGTTAGCAATAGTAAACAAGTCAGCAACAGTATTCTGTTGATTAGTTTTAACAAGTATCGACTCTGGAATAGGTGTTCCAGTTACTGACAATAAGTTTTGAGCGTTTTCTGCTGTGCCTCTGTAGATAAAACCTGTTTTATCTAATACATTCCAGCCTTTAAAGATTGTTCCTGTTGGATTTCCTTCATTTACTAATCCCTGAATGACGTTTGTTGGTAACTGATTTGGTATAAATTCTCTTGCTGATACTACTGCCATTAAACTATTGTTAATAACTAGTTTTAAAATTGTAACCTTATTAAGGTTTTGATCATCTATTGATTCTACAACAATACCACTTTCGCCTTGTGTTTCATTAAATGCAGGTCCAATAAGTTGCCATTGTTCACCAGTGTATAAGTAAAACTGTTTATCAATAGTACTAAACCAAGTATCTCCCGGAATAGGACCTAATGGAAATGACTCACTTAAGAATGAGCCTGCTGCTGACTGAAAGGATTCACCGTCAAATACCTTTAACTTATTTTCTGACTTATCATACCAAAGTTGTCCAGTTAAAGGTGCAACTGGTTGGTTAGTATTAGCAAAATTTTCTAATAATTTAATAAAGTTTTCGTTTACTGCTTCGCCGAACCCTGTATAATTCCTACCTACTAGACTTATGTCAGTAGTATCAGTATCAAGTATCCCGTCAATTAGGTCTACTAGTAAGGTTCCGTCAGTTCTGTTAATTGTATATGCCATTAGTTCTTATCCTTAGGTGTCCGCAAATATTATATAATTTATTGTTAAGTAGGGAGGCATAATATCCAATGCTGCACCTAACGATTCTGTTCCTCTATACAGGCCGTTTCCTGTTGGTCCGCCGCCGTCTATGCCGCCGGAAGAAGAAAGTCCACTGGTAGTTGTAGTACCTGTTGCAATGTTTAGACGTTGTACGTTACCAGAAGCTTCGTCAACTGTTGCAACTTCGTCGTCACGTATTGCATAATGCCCAATGCCAGCTGGCGACTTCATATCATGTTCGTGTTCTGGTAAATTATTTAACTTAATATCTTTTGTTTCAGAACCACCTGACAAACCAACAACATCTGCTGCGGTGTTAGTTACAACATCTGCTGAAAGATCTCCCATATTATCAGCACCTAGTGGCATCCTTCCTCGTAAGTCTGGAATTCCAAAAAACGCTGTTGACTGGTATCCTTCAGCTTCAAGATCTGATTGAGATTTAAATTTATACTTAATAACATTATATAAATTTACAGCATCTGCTTGACGCAACACTGTTCCGTCACATATATACCACCCTGGAGGAGCAATGTCTCCTGCAAAAGGAACAATCATTCCTACTGGATTTTTTGGAACATCTTTTAAGAAGTTAGTTTTAGTAATTTTAAAAATACCTGTATCACCAGTAGTTCTGTTGATAAGTATTTCGTCACCATTTTGTAATTCTACTACGTCATCTTTTGTTGTAATAAAATCGTTGTTAATAGCAATATCAAATGTTTTTGTAAGCTCTCCTGAACCATCAAAAATAACATCGTCTGATGTAACATCGCCAGTGACTTTAAACGTAGTTCTATTTGTTAATTTTGCAGCACTTGATGCTGCGCCTGTAATTGTGCCTTCAACTGCTCCTTTGAAAAATCCATGGAATGTTTCAGCATATACATCGTTAAATTTAGCATCTTCGCTACCAATAGACGGTATTGTAACTGCATCTGAGTCAACTAAAATTGAATTTCCAATCTTAGTTTGTCCTTTTACTAAAAGATCTGTACCTACTTTTAAGTTTTTAGCAATACTTGTGCCGCCAGCAACAACTAATGCACCTAAACTAAGATCGTCTCCAAATGTATCGTCTGCTTCTGTAGTGCTTCCTACTTCAAGGCTTTCACTTATTTTTGAATCACCTATTACATCTAAAGAAACTTGCGGACTGGTATTGTTAATTCCTACAAACTTGTCGCTAGTTGCTCGAATAATTGTATTATAACCAGTTTCGGATTTTGTCTTTACATCAATACCGTTACCAGTAATATTACTTTGAATAATTGCTTGATTGCCTATTGCTTTTGCAGTAAACTGACTGTTAGTTCCAACTTCAATACCACTATCATTTTTAATTCTTAGTACACCGTAGGAGTTATAATCTATATCTCCTCGCATAAAGTTAGATGAGCTAACATTGTCTGATCCAACTTTTAATGTTTCCGCTGTTTCAGCAACACCATTATACTTTAGAGGACCGTTAGCAATATTTCTTGTTGTTAAATTAATACCCGGTTTAAGTGTTGTATAACCTCTAATAGTTGACTTAGGAGTAAACATGTTGCTTGTAATTATTGCAACTGGAATATTTGAAACTTCTACTTTTAATACAACATAATATTGGTCATCTGTTCCTAAAATTTGTTCAGCTTGTATACCCGATCCTAGTCCACCACTAAATTCAGGTCCAACTAGTAACCAACTTGCACCATTATTTAAATATAGTTGCTGGTTAGCTGTGTCAACCCAAAGATCTCCAGTTAAACTTAAACCTAAGTCAGGTTCAACTGGTCCTTTCTTAATGCCGCCAGCAGCTACCCAATTTGTTCCGTCATAAACTTTTAACTGTTCTGAACCAGGATTAGTATCATACCAAGTTTGTCCTTCTACAGGATTTAATGGTGGCTGGTTACTTGCAAAGTTTTCCAACATATGTAGGAAATTTTCACCAATTGACTGTCCGTAACCTGTTGCTTGTCTTCCAAGAAAGCTAATACTTGTAGCTGAGTCATTAATTTCGCGATCTTCAACAACAATTGTACCCTTGTTAATTCGATCAGTAAATGGAATTTCGTATGGCATTATGAATTACCCCCGCTTAAACTCTGCACTCTTACAGTGTAGTCTACTTGAATAAGTCTATTCAAACTCTTTTGTACAGGATGGAAGATAACATGTGTTAGTAGCTGGCCGTCGCCTAAAACGCCTGACAAATTTGCGCTTCTTAAACCAAGTTCATCAAATACATATAATGCATTTTCGTCTGATGCTGTATCAAATGCATCCTGACCGTTTGGTTCGCCGTAATCTAATAAACACGTAACTAGTATATCTGTATAATTAGTACCACTAATATGTCTAGTTTCTATCTTATTTCTTGTAGGATCAGTATTATCAGCATTTCTATCATCTACAACCTTCGTAAATGTTTGATTGTATAACCCAGCGTTTGTTCCTGTTGTGTTTGGTGTCAAGTATGTAATAATACCTGTTGGATCAACATTTGTTCCTCCGTTACCAAAGCTCATTTCTGCAATTGGCCCTTGGCCTGCATTACCTAAACTTTCTGCTAGTGCAATACTCATATTTTCATAGTGTATTGCGTTCTTTTTATCTACAAGGACTTCCCCCGTTTCCGGGTTATGAATTTTTATGTGTCCTTGGACAAATACTCCGTTGTTTTCATTTATCATGTTTGTCATATTCCATTCCTACAAGTATATTTATTTCGGTAGTTCACTTATGCTCTTACGCAAGAACCTGCCAATGTCATTTTCTGCATCTTTTAGTGGAGTACCTGTTTCGCTCCACAATTTACCAATTTTTCTAACTACTGCTATCTTCTGCCCTTCATCTAACGGCGTTGTTAATACTAGTACACTATTAACTACTGTAAACTCAGGCGGTATTGTTATGTCTCCAGCTGGACTATCTAATGCTACAGTAGGATCAAAAGATTTAATTTCTGTTTTACGCAATCTTTTGCCTGCTGCAAATACTTCAAATTCGTCAACCCCTCTGGTTGGAGTAAAGTCTAATACAAACTGTTTTTGCTGATCAGCAGCAACATAGTTAGTAGTTACAATTTCATCCCTATACGGCATATTTTTGTTAATACCCATGGCATATACTGGCGTTCCTACATCGTATATATCTCCTGCGCCGGTACCGTGGGTCGATCTTCGAAGCTGTCGCAATGTGTTTCCACTTATTGCAAAATATTCAATACGTTCCTTGTTAATCCAAAGTACTCCTGGCTGGTTTAACTTCTTGTTTGGATTCTGTAAACCAACTGTACTATTTACATATACTCGTAAATCGTTACTTTGTAAAGGCTCTGTTAAATAAATTCCTTCTGCTGTATCAAAACGTTTATAATGTGTTCTATTAAGAATATCTTTAAACTGTTTCCATGCAATAGTTGGAGTTGATGCCGGTGCTGCAAAATGTATTATGTCAATATCTTGTCCTTTCTCCAGCGTATTATTTAACTGAATTAGTAATGGAGTAACTAGTTTATAGTCAACATTTGGTGTTAATAATTGTCCAGATACAGCTATCCATACATATTGTGCATCAATTGCTGGAGCATTTAATAAAACTTTACCAGCAGTTAAATTGTTGTATCTATCTGTTTCGTCACCTGGTACTAGTGTTAATGGAATCTCAATATCATACGAAGTTCTGTGTATTTCTATAATATCATGATTGCTAAATTGCATTACTTGAACTTTTGTACCAGCATATAAGTCTTGCTCAACAACTAATTGGTTGCCTTCAATAGTATAAGATCCATTCTCTAAGAATATTTCAATTTTGTCGCCTTCATTTAATAGTCCTGCTAGGAAATTAATACTACTGCTACCTGTTGCAACTGTAAATGATTCATTTCTTGTAAGTTTATTACCGTTTAGATAAACAAAAACATCAGTAATGTCTATACTAGAATACGGAACTTGGAATGTTTCTAAGGAGTAATTTAACAATGTATCATCTTCTACAATATATACTTTTTGGTATCCTGGACGCTGTACTACATTATCTATTATGACTACTGTAAAGAAGGACTGTGGATCTTTATATATCGGTGTCTGCGATAATGTAAATTCCTTTTGCAAAGTAGAAGCAACATACGAGTCTCTAACTACTCTGCTGTAGTTTTGTTCTTCTCTGTTTGAATATATTTCATAATCTAATACGTTACCTGCTGACGGAATATTAGGATTGAATAAAAACTCAACAAATCCGTTGTCGCTTTCTCTAGAAATAACTTCTAATTCTTTAGTTACTGCGCCATTATACCTAGTATAAATTTGTAAAATATCTGTCCATGGTATTGCAGTTTCGTATACTATACTAGTGCCATCTGTAATAAGTTGGTCTATACTGATAATATCTTTTCCGCTTACTCCAACTGTAATAATGTTTAATCTGTTATTTGCTACAAATGCTTCATTAAATGTAATAGTTAGATTGATATAATCTAATGTATATTCTGAAGAATTAATAATTTCGTCATTAACTTTAACAATAACTGCATCATCGCTACTAGGAGTAACTCCTATATTAAATGTGCTGTCGCCTTCATTTGTTATAAATGTTTGATTATATATTTGTCCGTTACCTGAGCCAATTCTTTCGTATACTGTTAAATCAACCGTATCTAATACTTGTCCCGGAACTAACTCTTCCGGTCCTCCTGAATTATTCGAAGTAACAAATAAGTCACCATCGATAACAATATCTTCTGCTTTTACACCAGATGCATTTCCTATGAAATCACCACCTATTAATTGTGTATCGTAACTAGCAGCATCAGGTAAGAAAGAACCATCTGATGAAACTTTTCTTACAATAAATCTATCTCCAGGCATACCGTCAACTTCGTAGTCAGCTAAGTTAATTAAAACTTGCGAACCGTTACCAGTAAGACTTGGCATTACAGCATTTGGGTTTGATGGATTTGCCGGATAATCAGCATCATCAATTCTAATGCCATTTTTATAAATGTTATAAACTATGCCGTTTTCTAATGGAGTGTCTAGTTCAATAACAGTAGTCGATCCATCAGCAACAAATAACTGGTCTTCATAAGTGTTGTCATAGGTATCCCAAGTTGATGTATACCACTCGTCTGTATCCCAGCCTGCTGGACCATCAAAGTCAAAGCTACGAACTTCAACTCCGCCGTAGTCAACACCTGACATTAATTGTCCTAAATCAACACCTGGCATACCTTCAGTTGGGAAGTATCTATGCTTAATTCTATCTTGTGCAGAAAGCATCGCTGGATCTTTAAAGTATTCAACTCTTATTACTGCATCTAATGCTGGAGGTTTTGCAAATACTATTTGTCCTAGTTGTCTAGTATAAGAGATATCAGTATTATCTACATTTAGATATGTATAATCATTACGTAAAGATTTTTCATCATCAACAAAAACTTGTATCTTATTATTTCTAAGATCCATTGGCCATTTTAGATCAAACTTTGTTTTTGCGCCTGTACCAGTAAATTGTTGTGTTTCTGGTAAGTCGACTACAAAGTAATCACCTGACACTCTATCAAATTTTACATCAACATGCATTGATCTTACTACAGTATCGCCTATTACTGCATTTAATGATCCTTCTCTGCCGCCATTAGCAATTGATCCTGCTACAATTATACGTGGCGCACTTAGATATCCGGTGCCTGGATCAACTACTTCTACTGATCTAATTTTGCCAGCACCTATATACGCTCTTGCTTTTGCGCCTGTGCCGCCACCGCCAACGAATGTAATTGTTGGTGTTGAAGTATACCCTTCGCCAGCATCAAATATGTTAACTGCTGTTAGCTTAAAGCCAACATTGTCTTTCCAATTTTTATCAGGATATTCATCAAACCTGTCATCATAAACTGTTAGTTCGTCGTCAATAACAGTAACTCTTGCAGGAACAATTGATTTGCTATCTTCATTATAATATGGAGGAACATCAAAATCTGATACTAAAGTATTTGTATTATCGACCTTTTGATAAGCACTTAAATATTCTCTAACACTAGTTGAATAAGGCTTTACCTCATTAATATAATCATTATAGCTAGGTAAACTGTCATTCTGATAAGTTATCTTTTGCTCTAACTCACCTACATTATGTTTTGCTTTTACAAAACTAGTTTTAAATACCCAGTCTACATTTAGCTGTTCGCTTAATACATATCGTACACTTGCAAAGAATAGTTTGTTATAATGAACTGCTAAGTTATCAACAAATATATTATCTTTAAGAGCAGTTAAAATATCTCTAGTTTCTTGAACTGGCTCAGTGTCATAAAAGTTTCCATCAAACGGATAATTATCATATCCAACAAAGTTAGTATTTTTACTGTACAGCTTCTTACTAAATTGTATAGTACCATTTTCTCTACCAATAGTTTCATAATCAAAAGTATAATCTCTGTTTCCACTATTGCCAATCTTTTTAAGTAATAACCAACCTGCTGAACCGATATTTTTTATTTTGATGATATCATTAATATCATCATCTAGTCCATATAATTGATAGCTTTCTTCTACTAAGAAATCTATTTGTGTAAATTGATTATATCCTTCTGCATACCAATTAGCATAATCCCAATATGCAGACGTATCGTAACTTTGTACTTGCTTACGTTTCCACGGTACAACAGTGTCAGTATTATCGTAATTATAAATTGCCCATCTACCATCTATAGTAGAGTCTGACTGTACTAATACACTCAACGGTCTAACTATAATTAATGTATCTGCATCATAATTTTTACCATGATTAATAATATTAACTTTAGTAATTTGACCCAGGTTATTAATAATAATATCTAATTCAAGGCCGGTACCTGATCCAATTACTTCGTAATCTGGGCCTGCTCTATTAGCACTAGTTAATGGATCAAATGTCAAGTCGTTGTATCCACGTCCTGAGTTTTGTATTGCTACCCTTCTAACAGTACCGTTTTCTGCAATAACTGGTGTAAGTATTGCTGTTTCAACTTTTGCAGTGCCTAAAAATTGTAAGTCTAATTCAGTATCTACAATTCTGTCATATAAGCGTGATGTTACTAATGGTACGTCTTCTTTTCTAGAAAGTATGCTGAGATCAAAATCATCTACAACAATGTTTTCTTGAAGTACAATATTAGCACGTTCAATTACTTCTTTTAATGCTTCTGCTCTGTTAACAAACCATGACTGGCGCGGTTTAAATAATGTTCCGTACTTTTGTTTCTGAGGAAGTGTCATATCAGGAACTTCTCTGCCCCTGTCGTCATATCCTACAAGACTGTGTATCCACTTACGTTCAAGGTCTGCTTTTGGTACACTTGTTTCAAGTCCTTCGGATAATATTTGGTATTCAAAATGTATATTTTTTAATTCGCTGTCTGATGTATAATACCCTATATTAAGAGCAATGTCTTTGTCTGATATAAGAGATTCGCAATTAAATAGTGCAAATTTATTGTTACTTAATAATGTCACGTAACGATAACCCTGACCACGTGGATCAGCAATTAGTCTTGAAACATCTAATGCTGTCTTTGATCTATTTTCTCTTGTTGGAAGAGTAAATTTATCTTTAACCCAGAAGTAATACTTTTCGTTAAATGCACTTGTTTCCTTATCATATACTAATTTAACAGAGTATGCATCGTCACCATATTTACTTAGACCACTTATACCTCGTTCTAAACCAGTTGCCGATGATGATATACTGTCCCATTCGCTTGGAATAAGATCGCTTTCAACCCACTCGTAAATATCAATACTATAGTCTTGAACTAGTGTGTTCCAATTATTAGCCTGTGTTATAGAATCTCCGTGATATGCATCTTTAAATCTTGCTGTGCTTAAATCCCACCATAACTGACCAACATACTTGTTTTCCCAATTATTTGTTTCACTAAAGAATTCAGGTAAGTTAGTAGCATTATATCTTGCTAAATCAATATATGACTTCCACGATATTTCTTGATCTACTTCACCGAGTATTTTACCTTGTACAGGATCAACAAAATCTAAGTATGTTACTAATTGATTAGTTTTTACATTATACAAAAATGCATGTTTTATCTTTTTAACATCAACAACATCTACAGGATTCCTAAGAACTGTCCATGCATGTGTGCCTTTTTCCATTACATAATCTAAGAATGATCCAGGATTAGTTGCTTCTGGTCCAACTGTTGGGTTTGTAGGCAATCCAATATAAACATTGTTTTGATTTAGTAGAAGAGATCTTGCAAATCTAGATCCGCCATCAACATTACTGTTACCAACATATTCTAATTGTTCTGCTTGTAACCAATGTCCGTCAATATCTTGATATAATGTAACGCTGCCGCTATTAACGTGATCTGATAAGAAAGATGTAAATCCGTCGTCAAACGTTGTTGGAGTTCTTTCATTACTATCTTCATCTAATACATACGAATTTAACGATATTGGATCTTGGTATCTGTCGAAGCGTGTTTCAACTTTAATGTTACCGTTGAAACTTGATACACCAATATACTCGTCTGTTATAGACACTGCATATCCAAACTGATCAGCAAGCTCAGTGCCTGGTCCTGATATTGTTTGTTTCAACGTAAAGTGAGGTGCAGTGTCAAGTGTATAAATGTATGCTTTACCTGTGTCAAATCCATCTTCATCATTTCCAGGTTCACCAACAACTAAAACGTGTCCAGTTGTACTTAAATCAATTGAACTTCCCCAATTAGTATTTGAAGTGGGTGCAACAATTTCTTGATGGAACACATATCTAGTGTCTTGTAGTCTGTAAATTAAAATCTTATTATCTTCATCAACCGAAGTATCAGTTTCAGCACTAACTGCTATTACTTCACCGTTTTTACTTACTGCTAAGTCTTTAGTAAAGTCAATAACTGTTTCGCCTAAGTCATCAAATAGTGCGTCTGGGTCACTACCATTACTATACAAAGGATGATCATTTGGAACATGGCTTAGATAATTTATTCTGTTGTTTAATGGTTGCCACTTGTTACTAGTAGTTGGCGAGCCTGTTGAAAATGTTCTTGCTTGATATAACTGATAGTTGTCAACTACAATTTCATTTATTAAGTAACTGGCTGTTACTGACCATGCACCTCTATATCTTTTATCTTTATCAAGTGCATATTCGTATGTTACGCCGTCATCGTCAGTACCATGTTTTAATAGATATACTTTATCTTTTGAACCTACAAATATTCTATATAATTCATTTGTTTGTGCTATTGCTACTTTTTGTCCAACACGCTGACCAACGCCGCCTGTTGCACTACCAGGTATTGAATAAGTGTCAACATAAGACCATTGAGAGTCGAATCTTTTATATATTGTGTATACACCTTGATTAGCAATAGAATTAATTGTTCCAGTATTATTAACTGGTGCGTTGTAAACAATTACCCAATCATTGTTAAGTATTGACGGAATACTAGCTGGTAAATCTCTGCCTTCCTCGGTCAATGTTTCTTGGTAAATCCAATATTCTTTATTTGCATAAGCAAAAACATCTAAACTTGAAAATTGAGTTAACCCGCCATAACTATTTGGATTAATTGGGAAGTTTGATCCGCTTGGATGATTAAGTACTACTAGTTTTCCTGTAATAGAGTTAAACGTTGATACATTTTGTATTTCACCCATTCTACGCTGATTTGGTGAACCATTTTCTAAAGTATTAAGTACAATAGAATTTCCTGAACTAAAAATTTTGTTTGCGCTTTTATTTTTAATATATACACGAGCTTTGTTTACATCTCTGTTTAGATAATAAGCAACTTCAGCCGTTGCTCCAGTAAATGCATCTTCAATAATATCACCTGGAATAGGTTCAAAGAAATCTTGGAACTGACCGTCACCGTCTGTATCAACACCAACTGGTTGTCTGTCAATTTGAATAAAATCAATCCAGCCATCCCACATATCTTGTACTTCGTGTGTTTGACTATTAATTTGCTCAATTAATCCAGGGTCTTGTAAGCCAACTAAACTAAAATCATATGACGGATTTTGCTTGTCTATATAAAGTCTAACATTAGTACCTACAGTTGTTTGCGCTTCTATTTCTTTTGGAAGTCTAACAATCCAACGAGTGTCAAAGAAATTTGTAGCACTAGTATTATATTCTATACCAGTATGTGACAATACAGAAATATATGCAAGATACTTGTCTGTATTTGTAGGATAAACAGTATCTAAACTATTAATATAATAGTTAGGCTCTCTAGGATCTTCACTAGTAATTAAATCTTGATATACTAGACCATATGCTGGTGTTCCAAAATCAGTTAATGCACTAAATTCGTTTGCATTAATATACTCTGCTGTTTGTACTTTCCAAAAACCACCTAAGTGTGATAAAGGTTTAAAACTAGGTTGTGTATATTGTCCAATTACGTCTTCTCTACCGTTTCTAAGTTCGTCAGTTTCTATTAATACACCATTAGTATCTTTAATGTAAAGTAGAAGTTTATCTTGTTCGATGAATACTGACGCAACTGTTCCAGCGCCTTCGTTAGTTATAACAGTATCACCTACAGACGGTGGATTATTAAATGCTGTTAGATATAACACATAATCAATTTTTTCTAAAATTTCATGTTTGCCGTTGTTTGAAAATCCATTGTCAATAAAGTCTGAATTAGGAATTACATTAACGCCATCGTTTAAATCATTTAACCCATTTGGCCAAACTTCAATAGCTTCGCCTTCTGCTATTTGTCTATTTAAGTTAGTGTACTTGTTCCATTTTAAAACAATATTATCTGTAACTTTAGAAGCACGATATTGATCAAACGGTGCTCTAATTAATATATGGTCAACTGTTTTATTTGCAAAATACGGCTGTCCTTGCAATAGTAGCGTAATGTCATTAATGTATGATAATCCTGCATTAGTTGCTGCTATTTCAGTAAATGCATAACTGTCAAATGTGCTATACTCTAGTGTTACTTCAGCAGCAGGTACATTTCTTACTGCTCTCCAAAAGTTTTCTTGATAAGAAACCATGTCAAGTTGAGAATAGTTAGTATTAGCGTTCCATTCACCTTGGAAAGTTTCGCTTATGTTACTTGCGCTTGGTGATCCTACTACTAATAGTTTACCGTCTGGTGATAAAGCAATACTTTCGCCAAATGCTTGACGATCATTCATTGGTGCTACATCAGTATCAGGCTTTAATATATCTAATAGTTTAAATTCACTTTTATAAGTTGGACGTTGCCAAACTTCAACTACACCATTATTAGATTTTGAATTTGCTATTGCAACATTTAAGTTTTCGTTAGATGCAGCAATATCGTTACCATAAGAATTATCTATTGACGATTCAGTATCTTGAGTGTAGTATTCGTTAAAGTCTAAGAAACTTTCTTTCTTTTGTAAAACAGACCACTGATTGTCAGTACCGTCAATCCATAATTTTTGATTGTGTGATAAATCTTTTTCAATGATTGAATTTGCAGTTTGTATATTACTAGAACGAACACTTCTTAAACGGGTTAAGTAACCATTGCCTTCTCCAGTTTCAATATCTTGTACAGTTTGTGTTATACCTGTACGTACATCGAGCTGGTTGTTACGTACTGCTTTAATTTCATAAAATCCGTCATTACCTCTGCCCAAGTTTCTAACACCAATAATGTCTCCTGGTAAGAAATGTGCAGCTTTTTTAATTGTTATAGTTGCTAATGGTGTTGCATTTATAAATTCACCATCTGCTTCTTCAGCAAAGCCTTGTATACCAATTACTTTATCACCTGAAACTACATGTTGTAATATATCCCAATCTTCGTTTTTGCCAGTTACCCAAATATATTCATCAGAACTAATTCTATTAACATCTGCTGTGAGCATATCTTTAACATCTGCTACAGTATATGTAATATCATCTTCGTTAACATATCCAGAATCTATAATTTCCTTATAATAGTCTTTTACTGTTGGAAACGGTTTGTGATTATAGTCTAATGGTTTTGAATTTACCTGATACGGTAAAATTTTAATTGATAAATCTACATCATTAATCGCTTTTGAATTTACTAGCTCTACAGTTTGTGGTTGAACTCTAAATTCATTTTCATCAATAATGTATTCAACTTCTTCGTAACTATCAACAGCACCATATTGCCCTACTCTAAGAGCCCATTCTTCGTAAAATTCTAAACTATCAGTATCGTCACTACCTAGTGCATCAAACAGTTTTGTTAATGCATTTGGTGTTCCTTTGTCTTGTATAAATCCTTGATAAAATTTGTACTGACTAACATCATCATTAATGATGTTTGAAAGGTATTGTCTTTTTTGGTAACCAATTAAATGTTGTGCATGTTTTTGTTGTTCAACATCAAAGTTGTCGCTATCTAAATCATAAAAATCAGCAAACTGTATTGATCTATAATCAAAGTTAGGAAGTAGTCTTGGCGTTGGTCTTTTATCTAGTCTTTCCCAATCTTGTGGTACAAAGTTTTCAACACCTTTTAGATCTATTTTTGCAACATAATAAAATTCTTTATATTTGACCAAAGCACCTACATCATAATCTTGCCATTGTTCCCACTCAGTTACTATTGCTTCGTCGTAAATAAATCCTGGAATATTTAATCCGCCAGTCCATTCGTCACTTCTATATCCAATAACTTTTATTCGCTCTTGTCTATACCCTGCTGGACGATCAAAAATTACATCATTAAACACAGTTTCGTTGTCTAACAAAATAACATGTTCTATTTGCACTAATGGCAAACGAACTCCGTAAATTCCGTCCTCTGAGTTTTTAACTTCAAGACCAAATTGGTTTTCAGAATCTCTAGCAATAGAAGTAAAGTTGCGTTCTAATAGTTTTCCATCAGCTTTTACTAAACTATAATTATAAAACTTATCAAAAATATCATCAACAACTGCATATTCTTTATAGAACTTAAATTGTTGTGCGCCAGGTGATAAAGTAAGTACACTACCAGCTGACCAGTTTTGTGTAGTCCAGAACATAAGCTCTTTTACACTATATGTCCAATCTTCAATTACACCAGTTTCTTTATTAAAGTAATCAAATACAAACCCTTGGTCCATTAAATATCTTTCATACCCTAATATAAAGTCTACAAGTTCTTGTACAGTTCTTAAGGTTGTGCCATAAGGGTAGTTTTTTACTACGTTAGTAAAATTACGTCTTAATATTGCATCTCTGCCGCCCACTGTTGGCAATGATGATAATTTAGCAAATTTATCTTGGTCAAAGGTTGAGCCACTAACATGACTGCTTATACATCTATAATAAAATCCGTCATAACGTACATTAGCTGATTTTACATATTGCTTACTTTCGTTCCAAATAACAAATTCTTCGCTGATGCCGCCAATATTAATAACAGGGTCAGTTGACTTAGCACTTGCTTCATAAAAATCAAATGACGCTTTCTGCTTGTCGTAACCTGCTATTGACCAGCCGTTGGGTCTTTTTTCAACAATTATACCACTAAGTACAGCAGTATCAATTGGAGCACTTTTATTTAAAATTATCTGATAGTTTTCTTCTGGTACAAAAACATTGCCTTCATTTAAAGGAGTTCTTGAATCTAATATAAGTTTAAACTTTTCTTTTTCTGTGAAGCCGCCTACTTTAATAGCAAGTTTATTGTCAATCGACGCTATACTCTGTGTATATTTTTTCCATGTAACATCAATATTTGTTGCTAAGAAGTTGTAAATGTAATTTACTAATCCACTACTTAACACACGGGTGTTATCATTATATGTGTTTGGAAATACTAAGTCAGTAGTTCTAATTGGAGTATTACTTTCGGTGTATACCAAATGTCCTACTAAGTTACGCTTAATTCTTGATATGTCATAACCAAGGCCCATTAGTTTTGCAGGCTGATTTAACATCCATGATGTAATTAATGCAAACGGATATTCTGAACTTTGTCTCCATGCTGTTTCTATTGGGCTGTGATCGCCGAATGTAAACTGGCTTCTAGTTTTTATTTGTACATAATTTTTAGCATAGTCGCTAGTTAATGGATCAACTAAGTTTCCTTCAGCGTCAACAGGTAAGTGATTTAACAACCCAGGACGTACATACTTTGAGTTAACAATAGTTTGTGCATTAGGATCTCTAATTATTCCTTGCTGTAAATCTTCCCACATTACAAAGTTTGAATTAGTATATGGTGCTGGACCATACACTTCGCTCCACCACTGTGGTTCAATTGTAAGTCCTAACATTTCCCACGGATGTGTATGTGGGCGATCAGTATCAAATGCTTCTTTATAAACTCCTCTCCAAAAACCCGGTAATGACTGGTCTTGTGGTGAACTCATTGCTGAGAAGTTAAATGTAAATTTATTTGTTTGTGACCAAAAATCTATATTGGAATAATCAAGGCCGCCTGCAATGTCATTCCATTCTACAAAATCAGCTGACATTGCACTATTAATTTGTTGTCTTGTAAATCCTGTATCTCTATTAGTACCACTAACAAATTCGTTAATATCTAAAATATCTGTATTATACTTTTGTTTAATATTATTAAATATTCTTTTTTCAAAATCTAATATTAAGTCATCTCTATAATCGCCATATGCAACTACAATGCTGCCGTCGTGTCCTTGAATAACTTCTCTATTAATTGCTGTTGTAGTATCTGTATATTTTTTAGGATGGTATGCAGGATATAATCCTAACTTAGTTGGCGTAGCAGGAATAAAACATCCGTCAGTAGTTTCGTACTCGTAAAGATCAATTTCGTCACCGTTGTTCAATTCAACTTTAATATTAACAAAACCTTCATCAGTAAACACATATTCTTTTTCATGTGTTAATTGTATTCCGTTAACGTACACTAGTACTGCCTTTGCACTCAATGCATCTAAATTAAAATATTCTGATAATGCAAAAAACTTACTAGAGCTAGGTAATACTTTATATGATATTCTATTGTCTGCTTTATATGCAAGCATGTCAGAGAAGTAAAACGGCATACCTTCTGATTTTTCAGAATTTATTTTTTGTAGTACTTTGTCTACATGTACTTTAACAGGACCGTCAAAACCCAAAGTTGATGCAGTTTGTATAAACTGTCTTTTAAATTTAGCATATTCATTTTTAGAATATCTAAGAGCTTTAACAATATTTGCATCTTTATCAACGATATGGAATAATGGTAAGTTAATTGGACCACTGTGCTTTAAAAATCTTCTGCCATATTGATCAATATCTCCGTAGTCTCTTAACGGATGCTGTTCTAAGTCAATTAAATTTTCTTGTATTGTGTTAACGTGATCAAGAACTTCACCTAACGTAAATTCTTTTGGATTTTCGTTTAACGGATTTCGTTCAAAGTTACTTGCCATTTCATAGTAGGCATTACCATTTATAATTGCTTCGCTGCTATAGAGTTTAATAACAATATTATCGTCTACATTTAATGTTTTTTCAAATGTTAACTCTCTGTCTTTGTTAATGCTATAGTCTGTAGTAATATCATTATTAACAAATACTGCAATGCTTTCATGTATATTTTTAAAAACACTTACATTAAATGATTCATTATCTACGCCTTCGGCAATATATTGTAATATTGCTGCTTGCTCACTATTTTTATTAGCTTTAGTCCAACCATTTTGGTATGTAAACTCTGTAGGTGAATTAAACTTCTTTAAGAATCCAGCTTCTAAATTATATGTTAAAATTTCATTATCTAAATTATACTGAACAGTTTCTGTAATTAACGGAAACTCAAAAAGTATATCACCTAAATTTTCTATATTTTTGTAAGATAACCCAAAGCCTAACTCTTTGTCATTTGCTTCTACTTCGCTAACTTTATAAGAGAATATTTTAGTTCCTCTAAATGTAGAATCTGGATATTGAATAACATCTGAAAAACTTGATCCGTCATGGTCAAACAAATCAAATAATGGTTGTTGATTTGTCTGCGTTTTGTCCTGTGCTAAGTGCCAGTTAGTGCCGTTAAAATAATATATCAACCCAGAATTACTACCGTTTTTAATTAAAACAGTTTCGTCTAACATTGGATTAGTATCTTTTGCTTCAACTAAACTAATAATATTATTATTGTCAAACTTAATAAAGTTAACTTCATATATTTTATTATTTGCTCGAACATCAGTATCTGTTGTAACTAGAATACGCATTCCGTTTGATAACGGTACACCATCAATGCTATAACCTGTGGCGCCTTCAATAGTGCTGAATATATCTGTTGTTACAGTGTCAATTAAATCAACATCATGTTTTGAATTAATTCCGTAGCCGAATAACTTTAGTCCTGCTTCAAATTCAATAATAGGTCTAGAAGCTCGCTCGCTCAGGTCAACTACAGGTTGCTGATTATTGTAAAACGCACTTTTCTCAATTACGTCTTTGTGAAACCATCTATTATATCTAGTCCAAGCATTTCTATCTAAACTTGCTCTATTAATAATAATATAATCTTTAGTTCCGGCGTATGCACTTGCATTACCAAAAGGTCTTCTATCAAAAGGTTCAGAATCAAAAGGTACAAATACATCGCCTGTGTATGCTGCTGGTATAACTAAGTTTCTTTCATCAATAAGTTTAATTGAATCTCCAACACCTTCAACATAATATTCGCTGTTTGCATATTCACTTGGTGTTACATTTCCAAGGAAACTAACTTTGAGTCCATTAGTAAGCTCTACGCCATTAGCACTTTTATAATAACGCTTTTCAAGTATATCGTTAATATCAATACTTGTATTTTCAACAATATCAAATACTTTGATATAACCACTTGTGTTAATATTAGTGCTACTAACATAATATAAATTTTCTGGCGAATTAAACGGAACTGTAAATTCTATAGTTCCTTCTTCGACGTTTATAGGTAAAATTTCATTGTTATTAACATCGTATGCTTTTATTCCATCAACATATCGATTACTAACATTAGTTGCATTATTATATGTACTTGTTACTTCAACTCTTACATTTGGTGCACCACCGTCGCCTAGGTCTGCATCAAAGAATGTAATTACTTCTCCTGAAGTAAAGTTTTCGCCACCTTCAATAACGCTTACACTACTAACAACTCCGTCTGCAGAAATAATAACTTCAAACTTTGCAAATTTACCGTTTTCAGTTGAAACATAATCAGTAATTTCGTATGTACCAGGAACTCTTAAACTATTCTTTGATGTTCTAATATTAGTAGATTTAATTTCACCATTCGAAGGTGTTACTACTACATAATTACCGTCTGAATCTTGAGATAATTTAAAGTCAGCATCGTTAAATTTTCTATTTGTTGTAAAAGATATTGGATGGCCTTTGCAACGAATTTTAAATCTATATGTCTGTCCTTTATAAAGTGTTAATGTTGGGTTAGCATCAAACGCAGGAGGATCAAATTTGTATACTGTATTATCATCTTGTACTTCAGTAGTAACAGTATATTCACTTTGTTCAGTGTCATTTCTTCCAAATACATTTACAGTCTGCGGACCGTTTGGCATCCAGTAGTAATCTCTAAAGTTTACAAACTTATCCCAATCAATATTTGGATTCCAAGCATAAAACTCTTGTCCTGACAGCAAACTTTGATTTGAAATGTCACCGTTTAAATTTTTAATTTGATTAACATAATCGGAATAGTCACCGTAAAAGTTAACATTATTTAAATTGTCGGTAATAACTGTAGATGATTCAAATTGTCTGTTTTGTCGCTGGGTGCTTACATCTTCAATATAAGTATCGCTGGCCCTATAAGCCTTTGCAGTTGTTCTTCCAACATACCCCGAAACCTTTTCTGCTGTTCCTGGTTGAAATAATTGATCAATTGTACTTGATAATATTTTTTCGTTAGTGTCAGTTCTAAAATACTTAGGTAAAAGGTCTACGCTTTTTCTTTTTGAATTGTCACCTGTTGGTAGAGCTGCGTCTTCTTTATTTGCCATTACTAAATAATTCCTTAACTACTCTGCAAACCAATGTTTTGCGTGTTTGTTGCTGTAACTACAGTGCCGGTTGACGACAAACGACTTGCTGTAACTTCAGTTATAATATCAATCTCTGCAACTGATGCAGAATTAATGAAAATTTCATCTGATTCTGAACGTATCTCAAACAAGCTACCAAATGATTGTGTTACTTGTTTTGGAACAATAACAAAAGTTACTAGGTCCGGTGACAGTCTGTTCATTACATATGTTGCTAGTTCTTGGAAATAAAACGTATCTCCAAAGTCCCAATTTTCTAGCGAAAAGTATTGATTTATTGCTTCAATAGTACGAGTTTTAAGATCACTGTCATTAATAACTTGATCAGGATTTTTAACTATTTTAAATACTGCTTGTAAATCACTTGTTGCTTCTGAGCCAAATAATGGCTTGTATTTTACAGGATGATAAATTACTTCATCACTGATAGATTTTATTTTATTAAGTGACGATCCGTAACTTCTAAATAACTCATCAGGTGACGGCGGAAGCGGTGCTGTTGGAAGCTGGCCGTCTAAGTACAATCTATAACTTCTATCATAATTTTTAGTTAACATAAACACATCAATTAAGTTACTAGCACTAGGATCAATCCTAGCATTATAGTCTGCAACATGTACATAATGGAATTTTAAATTTGCACGACCATTAAATGCTCTATATCCTGCAACAGGTTCTTTTTTTGGAATACTAGCATTAACTACTCTAAAAAAGTCGCCTTCTTTAAAATACAATATTGTTCCGTCAGTATAAGAACTTATTGGCTGTTCTAAGTTATTGCTGTCTATTACTTCAATGTTGTTTGCAGCATAATCGATATATCTATAATCTTCTGTTCCTGCTTCTGTTCTGTATTTTTCTAAAATTACAGTTTGGTCAGTGCTAACTAATTCTGTAAATATCTGTGGATCGTCAATTACTCCATCTTCGTCTGCATCTTTAAATGTAACTTCAATTTTAGTACTGTCAACGTATCCTTCAGCATCTCTATATTCTTGCATTACTTCCCATGAATAATCTTGGGTGTATGCTTGTGTTGAATTGGGCTGTGTGTTAATGCTTAAAACTGATATTTTATCTTTAAGTACTTGTCCAGTTTTTGAATCATAAATTTTATCGCTGCTGTCATAATAGAATCTAATTTCTTCATCGCTTTCAAAAACGTAGCGCAATCCTCTATAAGTTATAGTATATGTTTCACCGTTAGTTTCAAACAAAATTAACCAACTAGAATCAATATTTGAATTTGTCTTATCACCAGCAAATGAGTTACTAAAGTTATTAATTTTATTTAAATTAGTTGCCTTAATAACACGCCATGTTTGTGTGTTAATATCATATCGTAAACCAAAATCATTATACGCAAAAATTTGATCAATCATTTCAATCTTAACGTCATCTAATAAACTATTAGCAAGACGTGGTTTAATTTCTACTAAGTTAGATCCTTCTGGAATTTTATCAGCAAGTGCAATTGGTCCTGTTGTAGTTGACAAATTAGTTGTTAAACCGTTTCCTGCAACTGCAAGAACCTTTGTCCATATGTATTGTTTAACTCCATAATTGCTAGAGTTGTTTACATCAATTAATTCATTGTTAGAAGTAAATGCATAGCCTGCTGGCGGTTGGAATTTTACAGAAGTGCCTGCTTCAACATATCGCAATGTATTAGATGTAAACGTGCCTACATTAAATCCTTGCTGATCAGAATCTTCAAAAAATCCTGTATATGTATTAGTATGATTGCTAACTGACTTCCATTTAACCCCTAAATCTAAAGTTAAAATCTTAGAAAACTTATCTAAGTAAAAATGCTTTATACGTCTATTATCTAAAATAGGCTCTAGGTTATTAATTATAACGCCTTCGATATCAGTTTGTGTTTGGAATGTAAAACTTGTTTTGTCTGTTGTATATTCTTTATATATTATGCCATCATTGCCGTATAAATTAGTACTAGAATACTTTCCTGTTGAGTCAATCAAATCAAAGTATCTTGATATACCGCTTGATATTCTGTTTACACTCTTAACTTTAATAATGTCTTGACTAACTCCTAATGGAGCAACATTATAATCTTCTCCAGTAATCATTCTATTCTGTGTATAGTATGTTGCAGGAGCATTTTGCTTAATGCTTAGATTTGATTCACTTGCTGCACTATTAGATACAGAATATTGTAAAGACATTGTTAATGTAAGTTCTTGTACTTTACCTGTTTTACTCAAATACGGTATGTTTATAGAGATATTTGTTAATGCAGCTGGAGAAATAACCATTCCTCTATTTTCACTTACTCTATAATAAGTACGGAATGTACCTTTTGGTAAACTTCCAAAAACACCATCTGAAAATATAAGATTAATTCTATCATCAATTCTTGTTAAAACACTGTAAATGTCTCTGATCTTCTTATTAAGACTGTTGTATATAACGTTGTTGCCTTCAACTGCGTCTACCTTTGTCCAAGAATCCACTTCATTATTATTAGAATCTAATTTGTAAAGCCAAACATCTGAGTCGTTAATGTTAGTAGCATCAATTGCTACAGTTTGATTAGGAACAGGTTGTGTAATTGAGAACTGACCGTTTTCTAAACGCCCTTGTCTAAAGTGTGCAAAGAAACCGGAGTTAGAACTGCCAGCACCTTGTGCATCATCTCTATATAAAAACGCAAAGTTGTTTCCAGGAATTGGTGGTTCTTCTTGTATGTTGCCATCGTCTATATCTGTTGACACAATTTCAAAACCAGTACTTTTACCTTCAACTGGCTTTTCAAAACTAAACACAGGAACATCTGTGTTAACACCGTTAACTCTATATTGTTCTGTTGCTACTCCGCCTACCATTTCTTTTTTGTTTGGTCGACCAAACACACCGTTAACTGGAAGTGCTGTGTTTAATACCTTAACAAACTGTTCATACCAATTAGTATTAGTGCTGTCGTTCCATAATATAGTTTGACCTTGCAAGTTTCTACCATTTGAATCAATAACGTCTTCAGTTGTACTAACACTAGTGATTTTTAGTAAGCCGTTTGCTGCTTGATTTCTACGAGGATTATAATTAAGTAAACGTGCTAAACGGAGAACACTTTCTCTACGCTCTGCAAGTTCTAAAAAGTTTTCTCTAGCATTTAGGTCAATACGGAAAGCAAGGTTTTGACCTAAGAAAGCAATCAAGTCAATTAGTGCTAGATATTCGCTTGATTCTATATAGTCGTTAAAATCCTCAGGATAATTAGTCCTAAGGTAGTTGATCATTGTTCGACGTAAATTGTCAAAGTCGTATGATTGAAAATCTGCGTTGCGGAAGGTTTGGTATACACGCTTCCAATCTTCTGCAACTAGTAATCTATTCTGTCTATCTGTCGCTGACATGTGCTTTCCTCGTTATAATGTATTTATTCAATTTAAAATATGCGTATATAACTTAGGAAAGTAATCCGTTGTCTTGATCAAACTGTAACCGCATAGTTTCAGCTATACTGTAATTTAAGTAAACTAACACACATTCTATTTGTAAACCGCTTTCGTATTCTTCTACTATTACTTGATCAGCTTGTACTCTTGGATCGTAATTAATAATATCTTCTACATTTTCAACAATAGCAGCTTTAAGATTCTCAGTTAACGGATCAAATAAAACGTCCCAAATAATTGTTCCAAATTCAGGTTGTTCTAATTTTTCACCTTGCCGTATGTGAAAATGATTTATTATGTCTTGTTTGATAACTGCAAGATCATATAATTTGTTACCAATATTTTCGTTGCTAACTGAACTAATCGATCTGTACGTAGCAGACGATGATGGTTTTTGCTGACTTTGTGGTACATCAACAATTACCCGTTTATATAAGTTTTTTTCTAAAGTGCTCATAACGTATTTATGTTAAACAATTTGTCCAGTTTGTTTAGCATTCCTTAATGCTGCTACTAATTCTTCAGTAGATATTAATGACTTATTCAGCCCATCGCCTGAGTAATAACTTTCTCCAGGATTTACAATTCGCTGTGATCCTTGTGTTTTATTAATTACAGGCATACTTGCCCATTCTTGAGCAATACTTTTTGCCATTGCTGCTTCTGACTTTGTACCTTTAATAAAATCGTTAATTTTTCTTCTACTTAATAATTCCTTGGCTGCTCTATCTTGGGCATCTTGATTAAATAATTCATCTTCGGATATTGCTACTCCAATAAGGCTTTTAAGTGTCTTTCTAATAAACTGATATCTTCCAACAGCAGAGCTTGCTGAGCCAGCTGCAACACTGTCATCTTGCCACTGTTGAACTTCTGCTACTGTCATCTGTATAAGCGGCTTAGGTGTTGATATTTTAGATCCACTGTAAATAGTATTATACCCAGAACTTTCTGCATTTCCGATAACATCTAGTAAGTTTCCAAACGCTCCAACAGCAGAATAGTTTGCTGGAGGGAAGTTGTTTGGACTAGATGTTACTTGTGATGTTCCGCTTCTAGCTGTAGTTGTTGCAGTACCTGTCGCAGATCCGCCTGTTCCGCTAAAGTTAGCTGTGTTTAGACTTTTTCTAAAAGTATCAACTGCATTTATAAGGGAACCTGATTGTGTTGAATTGGTATTTAATACATCAGTTTGGATTGGCTTAAATGCCATTGGATTTAAGTTTTCATGATGTGGCCAAGGTTCGTGGCTTGGCATACGTTTTACTATTGACGAAACATCAGATGCTACAGTTGTTCCAGGAGTTACTTTTGGAACAGCATGTGTGTTTAACGGTACAACTGGTGTTGCATCCTCTGCGTCTGTTGATGCTGTAGCAGGAGTAACGTCTCCGCTATTCATATTAATGTTTACACCTTGCTGTTCTATATTCGCCGAGGCTTTAATATTAACGGCGCCTTCTGATGCAGAAAGATACGTATTTTTACCACTAGCATGTAGATTGGCATCTGTGTTTACATGTAAATCATCCACTGCTTTAATATGTCCTTGTACATCTGCTAATATGTATAAATTTGCATTTGTATGATGATGAATATCGCCTTCAACTAAAGTTTTTTGGTATCCAGTAACTTTAGTTTCTTGATATCCTGCAACTTCAGTTTTCATATTTTGTTCAACAAGTATATTAGTATCGTATTTGCTTTCTATTTGTACATTGCCGCTTGTTCCGCCTTCGGCAGATCCGTTAGTTGCTCTTGCACTTGCACGAATATTAACATTTCGGCCGCCTTCAATATTAACATCTCTATCAGCACTTAAATTAATATCTGCATCGCTATGTATACTAATACTATCTGATCCGTAAATATCTATTTTACCATCACTGGTTAATTCTACCCATGCTGTGCCACGAGAATTACCAATATAAACAAAGTCTTCTGTGTTGTGCATTACAATTTGATGGCCTGTTCGTGTTCTAAAACGTACTAGCTCATTGTGAAGTAATGTTCTATCGCCGTTTTTTTCGCCGGCTTCAACATTTACATAATCTGGAGGTCCTTCACTAGCATGTGTTTTTCGTATTAGTGTATTATCTCCGTCATCCATTACAAAACTTGAACCTCCAAGTCTGTTAACAAATACACTTTGCGACCCAGGTCCAGCTGCTAAACCTCTTAGTGAAAAATCACGTTTATCTACTGGTCCAGGAGTGCTTATTCCAAAAACACTGCTAGGTACTTCTCGCCTAGCACTTGTCGAAGTTGTTCCTCTATTATCGTCGTTTAAAAGACCTTGGACTTCTAATACTTGTGTAAAATCTTTATTGTATGGTTTTGGAAATTTAGTTGGATCTCTTGCTTCGCCTTTTTCGATGTACTTGTTATATTCACCAACAGGAAGTTTTTGTCCTTTTATATTATTCGGTGTTCCGTCGGTTGTAATTGTTGTACTGGCTTTACCGTCAGGCACCATAAAATTCATATGTTTATCTTGTATACAACCTATCCAATAACCTTGTGATACATCGCCTTCAGCAAAAATTACTAATACTCTTGCGCCTGGATCTGGCGGAACTGCCCAAAACCCATAGCTTTTTTGAGAACTTGCATAACCGTCATTTGGTGTTGTATGGTTAGGATTTGTTACTCCATAAAATGGGCTGAGGTATTTTACTATAACACTAGTACCTATTTTATTAGGTATTGAACCTGAGCTGCCTCCTTTGAGTATATCTACTTTTAAACTTCCCATATAATGAGGGTCAAGGTTACTAACCACAACTGCTTCATATGGTCCAGGTCCTATTGATTTTTCTAATTTTTCTCTATTAGTTCTTTTACTTTCGCCGGACATTACTGCGGGCCTCCTGTATTTGGATCTGATTCTTCAGGTGTTGTTGGTAGTGTAGTAGTAGGTTGATATGTTGCATTATAATTTTGATATGCTGCTAATACCTTGCTTCCAGTGTTATAACTATATAAGTTATCATTCACGTCTGTAGGCAAGTACTGGCGCAATACATCTCCAAATCCGCCTTGTATTTGATTGCTTACTTGTAGTCGTTGTGTTACTGGCTGTGTCCCTGACACAGTTGGTTGACTTTCAACTGTTTGTTGTGCAGCAGTTTTTACTGTGCCATCTGCATTGTGTGTTTGGCCATATTTTGCGTTCCATGCTGCCAGTGCTTTACCTTCCAAACCCAAACTAATTCTAGGTGCAACAGGTTGTAATGTTGGAACTTTAGCACTTGTTGATCCAATCTGTTCACGTCCTCTTGGGTCGTTATCATCTAATTGGGTACTTGCATTATCACTTGTTTGTGCTTGTGGTGGACTTCCATCCTCTGGTAAAGGCGGTTCTTGATCAGGTGCTTTAGGTATTAATCCGTTGCGCGGCCAGTCTAGCGTTCCTCCTTCAAAAGATGCTGCTGAGAAGTGCATAGCATCAACAGAACTTTTCCAGTTGCCTCCCCATCCAAGTCCGTGTTTCTTAGCAAGTGCTAACATTTCATTTCCGGTTCCGTCTTCAGGCATGTCTGTAGGTTCGCCGCTCGGAAGTGGTTGCGGCCTTGGTCTTTTATAAGCATTTTCTGCGGAATTAATATCTATTGCTAGACCACTAGCATGATAACTTGGTTTACTTGACCCGATTGACGTGCGGTTTACATAGCCGCCTAATGTTCTAATTTCATAACCGTAAAAATCTTCAAGTTCGTCTATAAGAGCTTGAAACTGTTCTCCTACAATTTTTGCAACTTGTGTTGTTTTTCCAGACTTAGTTGTAATAGTAACAAGTTCTCCATTTTTCTCCGACTGTAAAGGTCTAGCAATTCTTCTTGATGAATTAGGCGCAACTCTTTCTGTTGGATCTTGACCAATCCTTTCTGCTAAAGGTCTTTCATTAGGGTTTAATGATTTAGATTGTGGATTTTCTACTAATGTCTTAGCTGTACTGATACCTTCGGTACTTTGATTCTTTCTACGAAGTAAGTTTAACTTTTGTGTAAATTTATTACCTGATATACTTGTAGTTAATGTTAAAATTTTATACAATCCGCTAAAACTATCTACCGGTATAGTGTCTCCTGGAAATTCCATTATTCCTGAATTCATACTATAGTCTATTGGGGTCCTAAAGTTAACTAAAATATCTACTTCGCTTCTTTGATGATCAATACTACCGTCTGCTGTAATATTAATACTAGGTCCTTGTGCTGCTGTGTAGTTTCCTACACCGCTATCAGGTATATAAAAAGGGTCTCCCCAAATTTCCAGTTCAGCAGTAATTAAATCTGCGTCACTATTTAAAAGTGTATTATGTAGTTGTCTAGCTAAGTTAGTTGCTGCTGTGGCATTAAAGTTATTGCTTGTAAATCCAACTTGGTTTACAGCTTGTGTTGTTCCTTCAGGTAACGATCCGCCTGAAGTATCAGGTGTTAACGTAGGTTCAGGTCCTTCAGCAGTTGATTTGTCTCTACTACCATTTATTTGCGCACTGCTTAGTTGTCCTAAGTCTGCTCTCATAGCTTCAAAGAACGCTGCATTAAATTTAATTTCAAAACCTAATACGTCAGTGTTCATTCCGCTATAGATATAATTGTATGACTTAGGTGCTTGTTTTGCTAATGCAACATTGCCTTTTGTTGTTTTGTTAGGTGAACTAAATTGTGATACATTAACATCATACCTAACTACATCATATACAAAGATTCTTGCACTCTTACCTGTAATATTCTCAAAATCCGGATCGTCGATCATATACACTTTTGGTTCAACCTTAAACCAAGGTATATTTCCTTCTTCGTTTACTAAATCTAATGCTGATTTTCCGTATGTACTAACTAACACAATTTCTTCAATAATCTTAGTTATCGGAGTGCCTTGACTAAATTTAAAAGTTCTATTACTGTCACTGATTGTTAATTCAATACCATCTCTTTCATAAAGTTTTTTATCTTCATTCCAAGTGTATAAGCCTAAACCAAATGGCGAATCGCCGCTTGAATTTGTTCTATCTAACATTGGAGCTGCGCCAATTGGGTTAAGATCACTAACAGCACTACCTCGTAACACTCCTAATAAACTACTTGAATTTGTATCTAGTCCAATATTTGCAAAATAGTCTGTAATATTTCGTGCTGCGGCATCACTAATATCTGTACCAAGACGTGAAGCAACAGATTCACGATCAGTAACTGTTGCTGAATTATCGGCTGCTGTTTTTGAATCACCTAACGTAGGATTTCCTGCATCTCTAGAAGTTGGAAATCTAATAAGATAAAAGTCGCTTGTCGGCATGCCTGCACTTTGTGCAACTTCTTGTAATTTAGCATTCATTGATGTTGTAAGACTTTGCTCGCCCGCACACAAACATTCAAAAACATTTGAACCTGTAATTTCAATAGTATCCTGTATGTTCATTATTTCGTTCATTAATGCAGATTCGTTCCAAGGTATACAATTAACAGTATATGTTGAGCCGCCTTTTTCAACATCAAACTCTACTGACATTAATTTAAAAGGAATTTTTCTATTTGAATACTTAATAGGTTCTGCTATACCGTTATCGTTCCATCCTACGAAATCTAGTTCGAGCAAATAAGGTGCTTGCAGGTAATTTTGAAACCCTCCACTAAATGCTGCTGCTTGTAACGACTGTAGAAATAATCCCATTGAATACGGTTCTTGCACTTGAAAAGAAAATTGCATAGACTGTGCTACACCTGCTTGTTTAGATGGAGCAATAACTGATTCAAGTTCAAAGTTATCAATAAAGTATTCTAAATTTCCAGGTTCAAGTCCTAAAGCATCATACGCTGTTTGTATTCTCTTATCATCAATTCCGCCACCGCCTGATCTAAGTATAGTAAAATCGGCTCCGTTTTGTCTATACGAGTCTTGTGGGTTATTAATACTATTTGTCGAAAGTACACCTAGTGTAAAAATACAATTATAAGAGTGGTATGCTTCTAGCTGATTTTTTAAAACTGCACCAGGTCCTGGAGGATATGTTTCTGCTGTAGATGTTGATCCAATTTGAGAAGTTGATTGTAATGCAGTCTCGAGTATTGTTTCAAGATCTATTATTGGTGTTGTTAATGATCCTATTTGTCCATAAACATCTTCTAGTGCTGCGGTTGCTGAATTTGCAAGTCCGGTCAACGATGAAACAGATCCAGGAAGAATATTAGTAACATAATCTTGTATTGCTGATCCAGTAGATGCTCCAAATCCGTTAGCAAACTTGTTTAATGACGGAGGAAATATATCTTTAAATTCGCCTGTTGGTGCAGCAAATTTAGACATTAATCCTTGAGGACCTTTAGCTATTAATTTTCCTACAGTGTCAACATTAGCAAATTGATTATCTAGTACCTTTACCTGACTTGAAAAACTAGATGCTGTTGCACTTAACCCATTTTTCAAAGGACTAAAATCAGGAGTCTGAATATTTCCAAACGATCCATCTGCTGCTTTGGCTAGAGCGGCTGTCTTGTTTTGTATTATCTTACTAGGATCTATCATATATTAAACGCCTAAAACTTTTTTTAATTTATCTGGTGAAGGTAGATATATTTCTGTTCCTGCTATAAAATCAAAAACAGGATCTTTTATAGTATTCATATTTCGTTGTGCAAATACCCACCATAATTTAGGAGTACCATAATAATCGTAAGATAGTAAATCAGGACGATATGTATATTGAGGTTCAATAGTATAAACGCTATCGTCAGCACTTTCTGGAACAGGACGTATTCTCAAAATATCAAGTGCGCCTTGAGCAGTGTATCCTGTATTATTCCAAGGACTTGTTGTAGTATATGATGCCATTAAATAAACCCTTGTCCGCTATTAATATAATTTCCATTTACAAAACTGTTTAAATTAAATTCTGATACTCGTCTTCGTGAATAAGTAGGTTTCAGCGTTACTGAAATTTGACTCGACGTAGGCACCCATGTTGTACCAGCATTACTATTTTCGTCTCCTTGAACAACAGGAGTAAGTAAAGGAGTTGCAATGTAATCTACGTCAGCTGGTAAATCAACTGTAAAGTTTGCTACTACGCAAGGTACTTTGTTAAACACATAATCACCGTATCCGCTTAATTTTACTAGTGGAGGCGGAGCACCTGAGTTATCACCTTGTCCATAAAACATTTTAGTAACACTTCTTAAGTAATGTACACATGCAACCCAATACTGGCCTTCTTCAGCAGTTTCAATATTAAATTCGCCTGTAATTACTATATCATCCGATACACTGTTATCATATATTTGGAATGGATAATTTGTATGTACTGGTTGTAAACTATTATAATTAGCACTATGGCTAACAATAATTGTTGGTGTGTAAGGAAAACAAAATCCGCCTGTTTTTGTCAAAGGTGCAATAAGTCCTGCACCTGATAGTGATGGCGGAATACTAAGTTTTACCCTCCAATCAGTATCTTTAGTTGCTTTACTAAATGATGCTGATGCTTCGCTTTTAACTTGGCCAGTATCTGGCTTAGGTAAATTTGCTCCTCTTGACTCTTTTGCAAAACCAAAGGAACTAAACAATTCGTTTGCAACGTCATTGATTGCAGAGTCAATAGCACCTATGCCCGTTTTTAAGTTATTACCTACAAAATTCTTCACAGATGCTTCTGCTTCATTTGCAAAGTTACCAGCTGTATTTTTTATAATATTTCTACCGATGGATTTTGGGTCAAAAAGTGCCATAATCATATCTCCTATTATACTTATTTAGTTGACATAATTAAGTATGTAGTTTATAATATGTTTATACTAACTGGAGATATTCAATTGAGAAAACGAAATTACCTAAATAACAAAGATATTCTATCTGAAATACACAAATCAAAGAGCACATACTGTAGCTTTATTGAACCTGAACATGCACAGTTTGACATCATTTTACTAGATGTTGACAAAATAAACATAAGAACTATAGCCGAAGCAAAGCGAAACAAAGCAAAACGTCTTAGTACTGCGGATTACGAAGCAAGAAGAATGGCTGGAGAAAAAGTTAAGCAAGCAGAATGCGAAGTTGACTATAGAAAAATTACTAAAGAAGAGCTAATTTTCCGTGTTATGACGTTTGATCATATCCCAGAAGAGCCAGGAAGAAAAAAGAACCCAAAGACCATTGCTGACACAAAAGTAAAGCTAAACTTTCCACCATTCCACCATTACAAGTTTGACGAAGACGGAGTCTTGCAATTAGTAGGAAAAAGTCACTGGGAAGGCGGCATGCAAAACGGTGCTTTCAATCATAAACACGGAAAAGCAACAAATACACTTGCTACTATGTGGTTAAAGTTAGTTGACAGATATGCTACCCGAGGCAATGTACGTGGTTACACATACAATGACGAAATGAAAGGTCAAGCAATACTCCAGTTAGCACAGATTGGCTTACAGTTTGACGAATCAAAGTCAAACAATCCATTTGCATATTACACAGCAGCCGTTACTAACAGTTTTGTACGTGTTATTAACATTGAAAAACGTAATCAAAACATTAGAGACGACATTCTTGAGATGAACGATCTTAATCCTAGTTACACTCGACAACACCAAGGTGAATGGGAAGCTTCTGTTAAAAGAAACGAAGAAGCAGGATTTTCTATACACAAAGACACAAAAACCGGTTGACTTTTATAGTATTTGACCTTATAATTAATAAGAGTGAATAGAGGAATCTAAATTTGTTTAAGAAAGCAGCAGTTTTTACTGACATACATTTTGGCCTAAAAGGCAACAGTCGCATACATAATGATGATTGCGAAGAATTTGTAGATTGGTATATCGAAAAAGCCAAAGAACACGGATGCGAAACAGGAATATTCTGTGGCGACTGGCACCATAACAGAAACAGCCTTAACCTTACAACTATGGATGCAACTATTCGTAGTTTAGAAAAACTTGGTAAGGCATTTGATAAATTTTATATGTTTGTGGGTAATCACGACTTGTACTATAAAGACAAGCGCAATGTTAGTTCAACTATATTTGGAAAACACATTGAAGGTATTACATTTATAGATGAAATTTATCAAGAAGATGATGTGGCTCTTGTACCGTGGCTAGTAGGCGACGAGTGGAAGAAGATTGAAAAAATTAAGTCCAAGTATATGTTTGGGCATTTTGAATTACCAAGTTTTTATATGAATGCTTTGGTTAGAATGCCTGATCACGGTGACTTACGCCCTCAACACTTTAAACATCAAGAGTACGTGTTTAGTGGACATTTCCACAAACGTCAAGTACAAGGTAAAATACATTATATCGGAAATGCTTTTCCTCACAACTATGCAGATGTAGGTGATGACGAACGTGGCATGATGATCCTCGATCGTGAGAATAATAAAGAGCCTGAATACATTAATTGGTGGAACTGTCCTAAGTATAGAACAATTAAACTTTCAAAATTAATTGACGATGCAGATGCTTTTATTAAACCTAAAATGTATCTAAGAGTTGAACTAGACTTACCTATTAGTTATGAAGAATCTAGTTTCATTAAAGAGACATTTATTAAACAATATAACTGTCGTGAAATTACACTAATTCCACAAAAACAAATTGAAGAAATTACTACTGATTTAGATATTAGTACGTTTGAATCAGTTGACCAAATTGTAGCAAGTGAAATAACAGAACTTGATACAGAAAATTACGATAAATCGATGTTACTAGACATCTATCATGGATTAGAGAGTTATTAAATGATTCGCATTAAAGACCTAACTGTTAAAAACTTTATGAGTGTGGGTAATCAAACACAGGCTGTAGATTTTAACAAAGACAACTTAACGTTAGTACTTGGTGAAAATTTAGATCAAGGTGGGGACGACAGTGGCTCACGTAATGGTACTGGTAAAACTACAATCATTAATGCACTAAGTTATGCATTATACGGTACTGCACTTACTAATATCAAACGAAACAACTTGATTAATAAAACTAACAGCAAAGGAATGTTAGTTACACTACACTTTGAAAAGAACAACGTAGACTACAGGATTGAGCGAGGACGCTCTCCTAATATTTTAAAGTTTTATGTGAACAATCAAGAGCAAGAACAAATTGACGAAAGTCAAGGTGATAGCCGTAAGACACAAGAAGAAATTGATTCCTTGTTAGGAATGTCGCACACAATGTTTAAAAATATTGTTGCACTAAACACATATTCAGAACCGTTTCTTGCAATGCGTACAAATGATCAACGTGCTATTATTGAACAACTATTAGGTATTACATTATTGTCTGAAAAGGCAGAAGTACTAAAAGAAGGTACACGTAGAACTAAAGATGCAATTACCGAAGAAACTCTTAAGATTGAAGCAATACAAACTGCTAACAGTAAGATCGAAGGCACTATTGACAATCTAAAGAAGAATCAACGTGCATGGGTCGCAAAACAACGATCTGATGTTGAAAAACTTAACAAAGCTATTGGTGAGTTAGAACAATTAGACATCGATACAGAACTTGAATTGCACGAAAAACTATCAAATTGGACTGAACATAATAATTCTATTTTGGCTCTTAAAAAGGAATTAAGCACATTAGAGCCGGCACTATTACGTGCTGACAGATCTGTTGAAAAAGCAAAAAAAGATGCCGCTGATTTAGATCAAGGCACATGTCATTCGTGTGGACAAGATCTTCCTGCTGATAAAAAAGCAGAGATAGAAAAACGCAAACAGTCGGAATTAGAAGATGCTATTTCGTATCAAACAGAGATACAAGAAAAGGTTTCTTCTGTTGCTGAAGCACTAACAGAAATTGGTGACATTAACGGCAAACCTACAACATTTTACGATACTGCAAAAGAAGCATATGAACATCGAAGCAACGTTGAAAATTTACGCAATGCTTTGATAAGTAAACATGAGGATACAGATCCTTATCAGAGTCAAATTGACGAATTAAACGATAGTGCAATTCAAGAAGTTAATTGGGAAAGTGTAAATCAATTAACGTCTTACAAAGAGCACCAAGATTTCTTATTGAAACTGCTTACTAACAAGGACAGTTTTATTCGTAAAAAGATTATTGATCAAAATCTTGCATATCTAAACAACAGGCTTACATACTATCTTGACAAATTAGGCTTACCACATCAAGTACTATTTCAAAATGATCTAGCTGTTGAAATTACACAGTTAGGACAGGATTTAGATTTTGATAATTTAAGTAGAGGCGAACGTAACAGATTGATTTTAGGACTATCATTTGCATTTAGAGATGTTTGGGAAAGTTTATATCAAGGTGTTAATTTACTGTTTATTGACGAATTAATTGACAGTGGTATGGATACAGCAGGTGTTGAGAATTCACTAAGTGTCCTTAAGAAGATGGCTAGGGAACGTGAAAAGAATATCTACTTAATTAGTCACAAAGACGAACTAGTTGGTAGAGTTAATAACGTATTAAAAGTAATAAAAGAAAACGGTTTCACTAGTTACGAGAACGATGTAGAAGTTGTAGAATGAGTAACGAAAAATTTAATAATGCATGTAATAGAATAGCACAGCCATGTCCGCCTATATGGATGATGAGACAAGCTGGACGGTATCAAAAAAGTTACATGGAACTAAAAGAAAAATACACGTTTGAACAAATGTGTAAATTGCCGCAACTTGCTATGCAAACGGCAATGCTACCGATTAACGAGTTTGACTTTGATGCCGCAATATTGTTTAGCGACATACTTTGGCATTTAGAAGGATTAGGATTTCCTGTTGAATTTGCTCCAGGTCCTAAGTTTACAGAACACTTAACTGAAGAAAACTATTCTAAGTTTACTGATGTTGACTCAGCAATGTTACACCTTGAATTTCAGAAAAAAGCAATTATTGCTACAAAAGAAAATTTGTCGCAAAAGAAAAGTTTGATTGGCTTTGTAGGTGGTCCTTGGAGTTTACTTAACTATGCGTTAGGAACTAATAAAGTTAGTAAAGAGTTTAAAACAATGTATCTTAAAACTGTACTTGTTCCTCTAATAAAAGAAAGTATTAGAGAGCAAAAAAGAGCAGGTGCTGATGTTGTAATGATACTCGATAGTGGACTAGACAATGTTAGTAAAAGTTATTACGACACTACATATATAGAATTTCTTAAAGAAATTGCGTTAATTGGTGATGTAGGTTATTATGTTAGAGGCATACCAGAAGGAAGTCTTTCTAAAATAAAAAAATTAGACTTCGCTGGCATTGGTATTGACAGTTCTCAAGATTTACCTAAAACATTAAAAACATATTCAAAAGGATTTGTTCAAGGAAACTTTAACGAACAATTTTTATTACTTGAAACAAGATTATTCAAATACGAATTAGATAAGTGGTTAGACACACTATCAGGTGTAGACACTACAGGATGGATATGCGGATTAGGACACGGTATTACAAAAACTACTCCAACAGATCATATTCATCATTTTGTAAAAACAGTTAGGAGTCATTTTAGTTCATGATTAGAGTCGGTGCAAGAGGAAGTAAATTAGCTCTAGCATATGCTAGGAAAGCATGTGAGCAATTAGATTGCGAAACTGAAATTATTGAAATTACAACTCCAGGTGACATCGACACCGAAACTCCTATATACGAAATGGGAGGTAAAGGTGTATTTTGTAGTACAATTGAGCAAGAACTATTAAACGGTAATATTGACGTTGCTGTTCATAGTTTAAAAGATGTTCCTGGCCAAGAAACAGACGGATTAATAATTGCTGCAATGTTGCAACGAAACAGTCCTCATGATGTTCTTATTGGAAAAGTTAGTTATAATTGCACTATTGGAACTAGCAGTCCTAGACGTACTGCACAATTATTAGATCTTTACAAAGACTTGAGAATTAATATCAAACCTATTAGAGGAAATATAGATACTAGGTTAGAAAAACTTGACAATGGCGAGTATGATGCTATAATACTAGCAGAAGCTGGGCTTCAAGCACTTAATATATCAAGACCAACAGTTAAGGTACCAACTATTCCTGCTGTAGGACAAGGTATTATTGCTTTGCAGACTAGACAGGACGACGAAGAAACAATAAAAATAGTTAAACAGGCAAATCACGATAAAACATTTAAACAGGCAACAATTGAAAGAGCATTTTTAAAAGGCATAGACGGAGACTGTCATACAAAAATAGCAGCTCACGCAACTGGATCAAATCCAATTACACTTAAAGCAATGTATTATGAATGATGACATACACGACGAATTAGTACAAACGTACTTAAAATACTTTCGGGCAAATGAAAAATTTGCTAGACGTAATTCTGTTAGACTACATGCCGAGGTGCGAAGACATCTTAGAAATCTAAGAAAATTAGCCAAAATAAGAATGGAAGAGATACACATATACCAGGCAGAAAACAAAGTAACCAGAAAAGACATAGATAAAAAATAGGCACGGTAAGTAAGTTCATGCAGTGGACTTATGAAGGCAAAATTATAGACAATATACCAGACGAATACGAAGGTTTTGTTTATATCATTACAAACACCACTACAGATCAAAAATACATAGGCAAAAAACTAGCAAAGTTTAAAACTACTAAGCCACCACTTAAAGGCAAGAAAAATAAAAGACGCGGTTACAAAGAAAGCGACTGGAGAACATACTACGGTAGTTCTGATAGATTAAACGCAGATGTAGCCGAGCTAGGCGAAGACAAGTTTACAAGAGAAATATTATACCTATGTAAAGGTAGGGGCGAAATGTCCTATATAGAGGCACGAGAGCAGTTTGACAGGCGAGTACTTGAAACTGATGATTACTATAATGGTATCATTAATGTTAGAGTAGGCGGATCAGACAAACTTAAACAGGCATTGCTAGAACATCACATCAAGGCAAAACATTCCAACACCTAAGGTTGGCGGGCCAGATTAGAAATACCGCTGTGGAAAAAGCTCTCGTATAGAAGCACACGTACATATTGATTGACACACCAGAGTGTGGAAGCCACCAAACAAATTGGGCTCACTAGTTGATATAGATTGCATGTTGGCAGTCGAAA